GAGAATGGCACATGATTGGCTGATAAAAAATGTGAAGTATGGATTTACCGATAACTGCTATACATCATATGGAGCATTAGTAGAGGGCGAAGCAGTATGTCAGGGTTATGCGTTGGCTTACAGAGAGATACTTTTACATCTTGAAATCCCTTGTAATGTCTATATAGGCACGGCAGGAGATGGGCTTCACGCATGGAATTTAATCACAGTAAATGGGATAGGCTATTTCGTTGATGTGACATGGGATGACAAGGATGACGGAAAGATATATTACGATTGGTTTATGATAACACAGATTAAAGACCATTACGCAATGTTTGAATTATATTAAAGGAGAGTAAGGAATGAATATACCAAACACAGTAAAGATAGACGGAATGGAATATAAAGTCATAAAGACTGACGAGACCTTAACCAATGATAATAAGGTATGCAGAGGAATTATTGAATATGAACACCGAATAATTAAGTTGAATACTTTATGTCAAGACGAGCAAGGCATGAAAAGAACTTTACTTCACGAAATCATTCATGGCATAGTTAGGGAACGGAATTTTGACTTTGAAGCAGATGAAGAAATGGTTGTAGACGAACTGGCTAAGGGGTTTTATAATCTGCTGAATGATAACCCTGAAATGTTTAAGGAAGAAGAAAAAAAACAAGGTATATGCTGTTATCAAGAAGAACAAGGAAGCCCATATTGAAGATTAGTTTAGCCATAATCCTTATTCTCATATTGATACCTATCAATGTGTTCGCTGATGTAGACTATTCAGAGCTTATGGCTGAATGCGTGGTGAATCAGGACGAGAAGATGGGCGAAGTGTATATGGTTAAGAGGGATAAGAAGATAGACCTATATGGGGGGAGCAAGTTCACATATGAGGATTTAGAAATCTTATCCAAGATAATCGAGGCAGAAGCAGGAATGAACTGGCTTAACGAACATATCAGGATGTGCGTGGGGGAAGTGCTGATGAACAGAGTGGCGAGTAAAGACTTTCCTGATACCATAAGGGAAGTAGCATATCAGGAAGGTCAATACCACCATATAAAGTACGGATTATTTGATGAAATCGTACCCACAATGAAGTCAGTCAGAACGGCATTGAGATTATTGAACGGAGATAGGGTTATAAACGATAAAGATGTGGTATTTCAGGCTAATTTCCCGCAAGGAAGCGGTATTTACGAGATAATCCACGATAATCTTTTAGGAAACACATATTTGTGCTATTCTAATAATAGGGAATAATTAAAGGTCAGAGAAAGTCAAACTAAGGAGTAAAAATGGCTAAAGAGAGCATGGCTAAAGTAATACGCGAATATGCGCAGGTCGCAGAGAAGATGCATAAGGACTGCGACATGTCTGAATCTATGGTAGAGGTGGTTTCCGATATGGCTAAAATGCTTAAATTCGAGATACACGAATACCTTAACTCATTAAGCACCCCAGAAGCAGAAGCCAAGATAAGGGATTATGTGAAATTCAGCCATTCGGTGCTGTTACCTCTTATTGAAGCCAAGATACTTCACAACAAGAAGCGAATAGATAAGATAGGCAATATGAAGTACGGTCTCGCACAGATACCAGACGATATGCAGGAAGAAATGAAGAGGTGCATGGAAATCAGAGACGATATCTATGCCCTTATCGCTTTCAGGTCATTAAAGCATCTTGCGTTATTCATGGAAGAGGACAAGCCTTTAGACGAGCAGGACTGGCACAATGCAGGAACTCTGTTTGACGGATTGTGGTTTCATGCTAATAGGATGATACTTGATGGAACAGTCCAGTTCCTTATGAAGCAGATGCCGACTGGTTTTGGCAAATCGTACTCCGACATAGTAATGATTTCATTCATATTAGGGGTGAACATAGATGATGATGTAATCAAAATGTTCGGAAACAAGACTAATATAACGCCTTGCATGAACTCGCTTGTTGATTATATGACTTCAAGGAGATATGCTAAGGTTTTCCCATATTACGAGCAGTTTTCCTGTTCGGAAGAATTAATGTTCGAGACTATGAAGAAATCAGCAGGTCAGCTGAAAATAAAAGGCTCTAAGAAGCCTGTCAATGTGCTTGTCGCTTCAAAGGAGACAGCCATAACAGGTGCAAGAGCCAAATTCCTTTTTATAGACGATATAACCCAAAGGGAAGATGCAGGGAATATGAGGGAGCATGAGAAGGATATAACGAGATTCAATGACATATGGAAGAAGAGGAATTATTACCTTGACAAGTTCAGGATAACTGCGAGCGGTACGAGTTACTCGGTAAATGACATACTTTCATATCTAAGAGGGGTGTTCGGCGCAGGCAGAGAGGGTAATAAGATTACGCATAAGTATGTGGAAGTCGCTGAATGTGATGAACTGAAAGAAGGCGGTGAATCCGTATTCGTGAAGATACCTAAACTTGATTACGATACTGATGAAGCGACACACCCTGTAAAAGCGCCCACAAAGCAGGCGAGATTAGACAGGGATAAAGACCCTGTGACATTCGCAGCAATGGATCAACAGAACCCCTTGCCACCCGAAGGCACTCCTTTCGCATATAACAAACTCGACACATATGATGTCATACCTCACGAGGATTCAGACACTTGCTGGGCTTGTATAGACCCTGCAAGGACTGGCAAGAACTATGTTACTATGCTCATATTCAAAAAAGTGCCGATAGGCAATCTCTATAAGCATTACCTTATAGACTGTGTGTATGAGTTGCGACCTATGGACGATATGTACCCTTTCTTCATAGAGAAGATAATAAACCACAGGATAACGAAACTCCACATAGAGAGGAACACCGACACATCATTAAAGAGGACTATACTTATGATGTTACAGGCTAAAGGAGTGTCATTCTGCGAAATATCGGAAGTCTATTCGACCAAGAAGAAAGAGGACAAGATTTATGATATGGAAGCGGCGATACTGAATAATGTGAAATTCCCAGTTCAGGGTATGTATTCGCCTAATTCTCAGATGGGAACTGCAATGAGGCACATAACTTCATACTCATACAAAGTGAAAGTGGATTATGACGATGCTCCCGACTGCCTTGCTATGTATTGCGAGAAATATGTAATGGAAACCCGAAGTCTGCCGAAAGTGCAGATTTTAGATATAAGAAGGAGGAGATATTGATGGATAATCAGGTTTATATGACATTGCTGTGTACTGATGATTACACGAACGGGGTGGTGTATCTAAAGCATAATCTCGAAAGGGTAAAGGCTAAATACCCGTTGAAGTGCATAGTAGACAAAACAATCTCTAAAGAGGCTTTAGAAGTCTTAGAGAAAAATGGGATAGAATGGATTATGAAAGACATAATCCCTATTCCTGAAGTAATCAAGGAAAGGAACAAGAAAAAGGGGGTCGGGATATGGAATACGATATTCCAGAAATTATGGATTTTCGACATGACCGAATATTCCAAGATAGTCTACCTTGACAGCGACATAATGGTTTTGAAGAACATTGACGAACTGTTTGACAAGCCACATATGTCATGCGTAAGGGATTCTGCCAAGATACTGAAAATTCCTGAATGGGAGGGTTTTACTGAAATCAATGCAGGGGTTATGGTAATCGTTCCCGACAAACTCGTATTCAGTCAGATGATGAAGATGATTGACAAACACGCTTCACTTCCTAAAAACGGAACTATCAGAGACATCTGTTGTGACCAGTCCGTGATAGACGAATACTACCATTCGTGGATAAATCTGCCACATCTTCATCTGCCGATTTACTACAATGCCTTTATTGCGTATCTTGACAGGTACAAGGACTTTGACGAATCGCAGTTAAAGATACTTCATTTTGCAGGCGGGGCTAATCTGAAATTCTTCCTGCCGAACTATAACCCTAAGTTCTTAGAGAACCTTTCAGATTCCATGTATAAGTATGCAATCTCCTATATGGCGAATATGAACACGATAAAGGATAAGCTCATACCTACCAAACTTTCTGTGATAATCCCGCATTATATGGAAACAAGGGAAATCATAAAGCCTTTATTCGATTCGCTGAATAATCAGAAAGGCATAGATTTCAGGGAAATAGAGGTAATCTTCTGTGATGATGGAGGGGATTATATAACAGACCAGTTCCTGAACCAATTCGACAATCTCAAAATAAAGAGAGTAAGAAGCCATATAAACACAGGGGTTGCAATGAATAGGCAGAGGGGAATAGATGTAGCCAAAGGGAAATACTTAATGTTCATTGACTGTGATGACTGTTTATTCTCGTGCGTCACATTAAACAGGGTTTTCCAAGTGTTCAGAGACTATCCTGACTATGACATCTATAAAGGGATGTTCTATTCAGAGAAAATAGTTCAAGGCACAGGACAGCATGTATATGAATCCTGCAACGATATAACCCACTTTCATGGCAAGATATACAACAAGTCCTTCCTTGACAAATGGGGCATAAGGTTCAATCCGTTGTGCAAGGTGAATGAAGATACATATTTCAATGGCATATGCTTCGCATTAGAGCCTAAGACCATTACCATAAACGAGCCTTTAGTCGTATGGACTTATAATAAGGACAGTTTATCGAGAAGGAACAGTCAGGAAATAACATTTACAGGTCATACGGACTATATAAGGGCAAGGCACATAACATTGGACTTCCTGTTAGACAAGATACCGAATAACCATTGGATGGCTCTTCTGGCGCAGTTCGTTGCTATATTCTATTTCGATTCGCAGGGCAGTAACTGGAACAACTGCTTTATTTCAAGACCTGAACTGATAGACGAGATTGACGAGCATCTTTACCAGTTCTATAAGAAATACGAACAGTTCATAGTTAAAATCAAGCAGGAAGAATTTATAGCGAATTACAACAAGGTAAGAGTGAACAATTACACAAGCCCAGACTACATTGAAAGGGAGCTTTACTATGATTTCTGGGAGAGGATAATCAAGAAACACGAGGTGATGAAAAATGATTAAGAAATACTCAATGAAGCCTGTTCAGGTGTATGCTTCACAATGGGATGGGGCAAATATCAAGGAAATGGAAAGGCTTCTCGATAAGACTAATTTCATATGTTCTGTAATGAGGGCAGGGAATGTCGCTACGCTTATAATAGCGAAGCCTTCCGAGTTCAAGGCTTATAAGGCTGATTTAGGCTCATATCTGATAAGGTATCCGTCAGGCAAATTCGAGATAATACCTGAAAAGGATTTTTCTGAAAGATTCCTTGAAATGAAAACCGAACCTAAAAAGAATAAATAACAAAGGGGGTTGACACTTAACCCGAATAATAATAAGTTATATATGGAAGGGGCTGACTATGCAGATTTTGAAGTGTCCGAAATGCAAGATAGGCGATTTAAGAATAATGGTTATGCAGGGTTATGAGGTTGATTTCGACCTTGCGAAAGCGAATCAGAAACTTATATGCCCTATATGCAAGAGAAAAATCTCATATTCGGTACAGCCCATAAAATAATTTAATTTTGGTACTATCGGGGTAGGAACTACCCTTAGAGCTTGGGTAAACTTGGTAGGTTGCTACTATTGACCAAGAAGCTTCCACTTCAACGAACGAATGTGAGTAAGTGGTGAGCAGTTCACTAAAAGTTTCTGCTGATGACAGGAATGTAAAATGACAAGTGCTGATGACACCATTATGGCACTTGTTTTTATTTAGAAAGGAAAGAGATGTTATACTCAACCAGTAGATATGAAATGAGTTTCAAGTACGCAGGGATAAAGAAACTGACGCTTCCTTTTACAGAAGAGCAGATTACTCCAGAATTGGTATCTAAACATTTCTCTACCATAATCTCAACACATACCCATAACGCAAGGAAAATCAAATACCTTCTTGATTATGTCGATGGCGAGTTTCAGCCTATTGACAATAAGACTAGGAAATTCGAGAGTGCAGAAGAGCATAACAACAAGACCAAGATGAACCATGCTTACGCTTTAGTCACATTCAAGGAAGGTGCTATATTGGGCGAACCGAGAGAGTTCGCACAGAAAGCAGATGTGCTTACTGACGATTTGAAGTATCTTGACAAGTATCTGACTGACATCAACTTCCTTTCAAAAGACTTGCAGATTAAGCACAATATGTATGCCACAGGCATAGCGACATCTTATGTAGTTCCGAGAACCTCTATAATAACCCAAGTAGGCGAAGGCAAGGCGAGATTCAAGACTAAAGAAGAAGGCTATGACATAGACAACGATTCGCCTTTCATTTACGAGTGCATAGACAGTCAGGATAATGCTGTGGTGTATTCCTCATATATCGGGCAGGAAGGTGATGGAACATTATTCTGCTTCAACCGATATGACGAGATTGATGACAGAGGCAACACAAAACATTTCTATAAGGTTTTCGCTCATGGGTGGACTTGCGTGTTCGACAATAAGTATAATATCGTTCAAGGCACTTACAAGTTAAGCAACCCTTATTACAATCATCTTCCTATGGTGGAGCATTCGTACAACCAAAGGCGTATAGGCGTTGTAGAAATGGTCTATGACCTGCTGAACAACATAAACACCATAATCTCAAATTCCATTGACAATATAGTAGATGTGGTCAATCAGATACTCGTATTCGTAAACTGCGAGATTGAGAACTCTGATAAATACATAGAGATGCTTGAAAAAGGCGCAGTAGTGCTTCCACCGACATATAGCAGTAGTGATCCGAAGATAGACAAGATAAGTATGGAAGTGAAGCATGAGCAGATAAACATCCTGTTAGAGCAGATACTTACAAGATGTTACGACATAGTGGGAGTGCCTTTAGCGAGTGCGAATGTCACATCAGGCGGAGATACAGGCGAAGCAAGACTGTTAGGCGGTGGGTGGACTAACGCATACACGATAATCAAAAGGGATATACTCGCTATGGAGCAGTCAGACAGGGAAGTGCTTAAAAGGTTCATAGATATAGCGAAACTGAACCCTAAGAACAAGCTTAACGAGATTTCTCCTAATCAGATAGAAATAAAGTATAACATCAATATGACAGACAATATTTTGAGCAAGACGCAATCAGTCAAGTACCTTGTCGAAGTAGGGATGCCGTTTGAGGACATATTAAGGGCAGTTCCTTTGTTTGGCGATGTAAAGACGGTTTCTGCAAGGTGGACTGAAAACCTTATGAAAATGAGGGAAGTCCAGAACATTGAAAAGCAAGAGAATGAAACGGCTAATCCAAGCGAAACGCTTGATGATTAATATAGGCAGAGAAGCCTTAAACCTCAAAAAGACAGAGAAGTCTATAACCGCAAAAATTTGCCTTTAGAAAGGCGGACAGAGAAGTCCTAAATCGCAGGAGTATGAACCATGACACAACCAATAAAGAATGAACCTGTAAGCGAGCCTGAAAACGAGGCTGTTGATGTAAAAAAGTTACAGCATGAACTTGAACTCGCATTAGCAGAGAAAAAGAAACTTAAAGAGAATTTCGATAAGACCGCTTCCGAAATCGCAGAGTACAAACGCAAGGAAAAGGAACGCATGTCGGAAGAGGAACTTAAAGCATCTGAAATCGAAGCATTGAAGAACGACTACAAGGCAGTAACACTTGACCTGAACAAGACAAAGGCAGAAGGCGTGTTCGCTAAGAAAGGGTGGGAAGAATCCGAATACAAAGGAGTGATAGAAGCCTTAGCATCGAATGTACCGCCTGAAAAGATGTCAGACTTAGCGACAGAGATTACCAGACTTGTAGAGAAAAGGGAAGCGAAAACAGCCGAACTTACAAAAACTGCTTTGACCAAAGATACGGACACGAAAATCAAGCAAGGTTCAAAACCAGAAGTTTCTGAATTTAAGGCTTATCAGGAACAGAAGAAACCGAGTTTCGAGAAGAAACTAACATTTTAACTAAGAAGGAGCAATAAACATGAGTACACTTTACTTAAACAGACCAAATTGGTTAGGGAGTGAAGTCGGAATTGTTCAAAAGACAATCACCTTAGATACCACATTCGAAACTTATGTTACTGAAAACGGCAGGAAGATAGTAAAATCAGGAACATATGTAAACGATGCAGTAATAGGCAAAGGACTGCTTTGGAATGATATCGACATCACAGACGAGAAGAAGGAAGCATCATTGATGATAAGAGGTTCTTACATAGACGCCAACCTGCCAGCAACAGTATCGGCAGTAGCGAATGACCTCGCTGCACGAGGCTTGTACGCTTTCGCAGAGGGAACTACAACCAGACCTTCATTCGGTTCACCTGATTTGACAGCACTTGATACAGTCACAGTCACAGTAGATTCAGCTGACATCACATGGACTTCCAACACAGATGCTATCGCTTACGAAGTATCAGATGTAAACAAAGCGGTAATCGCAGTTACAACAGCCACAGGTTACACCGTAGCGACAGTAGCAACATACAATGTCAGGGTTCTTGCTGATAATATTCACTATACACATAGCGATTATGTCACAGCGACCGTAACGACATTAGCGTAAGGGGGTAAATTAAAATGGCTGATTATTTAGGAATGATAGATAAGGAATTACTCGTTGCAGTCAGTAACGATTTCGATTATCTTGAAGCTACAAAAGACTTTATAGGAATGAGATTCTTCCCTATGGTCAAGACAGAGAACATGAAGTTGGCAGTAATACAACTCACAGAAAAAGGGAAAGTGCCTGTTATGGCATTGATACACGCCCTTGACACAGAAGCGAGAATAGGTGACAGACCTAATCCAGAAAGCGTGAACTATGAGTTATTGCTTATCAAGGAAAAACTCAATCAGGGCGAAGCCTTGAAGAAACTCTTGCTTAACGGAATGATGAATCCTGACAAACAGGAAGAAATAAGAAGGATTTATGATGACGCCGCTAACCTTATATCAAGGGTTCTCACGAGAATAGAGGCTATGGCTTGTGAAGTTCTTTCAACAGCGAAACTCACCATTGCAGAGAACAATGTGGCTAAGGTAGTAGATTATAGATTGCCTGAAACCCACAGAATGACAAGGAACGGATGGTCTAATCCTGCAACTGACATCTTAGCAGACTTAGTAGACATACAGACAAGGGCTAAGAACAAGATAGTCAGAGCAGTAATGACATCTAAGATAATGGGATATTTGCAGAAGAATACAGGATTGAACAATTTAGCCGCTACATTAGGGGTAATAGCATCTGTAAAATTCATAAAGGAGTACATCTTACAGCAGTTAGGAATCGAGATAATCGTATATGACGGCTCATACAGGCTTTCAGCATTAGATGACACCGAATACTATTTCTTAAATGAAGATGTCGTGACATTCCTTACAACTGACGAGGTATTGGGAAGAACATTCTTTACATACACGCCAGAAGAAGATGCTGGAATCATAGACAGGCTTGAAGGATTTGTAGCAGTTACACAGTATTCTACACCTGACCCAGTAGCAACATGGACTAAGGCTTCGGCTATCGCTTTCCCATGCCCTGCTGACATATATCAGATGTATATACTGACAGTAGGAGCGTAACCTGAATTGCAGATAGGGAAAGGGGGAAACCCCTTCCCGATTCTGACGGAGGACTGATATGACCGAGACCACAGTTAAAAACAGCATAGCGTTGAAGTTTCCTCATCTGTCAATGACTGATGTAGATGAAATCTACGAAATGGCATTAAATGACTATCTGAGAATAGTCTATCCATTCGATAAGAGCATAGTAGACATACCAGTCGGGCATGAGAGGGATTATTCGTGGGTGAAGGCGAGAATGATTGACATAGTGGAAAGGTCAGGCTGTTCGTCAGCCAAAGCCTATTCTGAAAACGGTCTCTCAATCTCATTCAGCAGCGCATACATCACAGACGAGCTTAGAAGGCAGTTAGTCGGAAGAGTAGGTGTTCCAGAATGATCTGTTACAAGAAACTCTACCTTTGCAAGAGGACTAACGAATCAAATGCCGAGATAGGCGTTTATGGCGCTCCTGTGCCTTACTGGATAAACTACCAGCCGATACAGGGGTTCACTAATGTAATGCAGTACGGAGAGAGAGTTACCAAGATATACCGTGCCATACTCAACTTCAACCAGTATGCAGGAGTGTTCAAGGAAGGCGATTTGGTTTATCTTTGCGGTGAGAAGAACGAAGACGGAGCAGACCCAGTAATAACGGAAACTTATGTGAACGGTCAGGGTGCAAATGCTAAAGTCGAATCAGTCAGAAATCAGAATCTTGCGATAGAGGTTACATTCGAGAAACGAATAGTGAGAGGTGAACAGACATGATGATAAAGGTTACAAGGAACAAAGTTGTAAAGGAGATACCCAAAGAGTATTTAGGGATTTACCTTAAAGCAGGATGGGTAGATGTGAAAGACGAGAAGAAGAAATGATTGTCAATGTAGAGCTTTCTCATAATTCTATAAAGAACGCAATCAAGCAACTAAAAAAGTTCGAGAAGCATTATGTAGGATTTTCTTCGGAAAACTCTTCTATGCAGAAGTTCCTTGAAAGATGCTATTACAGGATTATCGAGATTGCGAACATCAAGTTAGACAACATTTCGGGATTTTATGAAACTGATATGAAGTCACGGATAAAGACATCTTGGTCGTTTGTAGTGACAGGTAATGTTATGACAGTAGTAAACAATTCCGACAAAGCAGTTTACATTGAATTTGGAGTAGGTGCTGTGGGTGAGGAAATCCCTCATCCACAGGCTTCCGAAGCAGGTTATGAATACAATATTCCTACTAGGTACAAAAAGGATGACGGAACATGGAGCTTCTATATAAATTTTGAAGAATCAGGAATCGACCTAAGAAGCAAAAACTACGAAATCAAGTCTGTAAACAGAGGACAGAGAATTAGGGTAAAGACAAGAGGAAATGAGGCAGGACTGTATACATACAACGCATTGATGGATTTCGTGATGAACAACGAAGGACAGAGAATATGGGAAGAATTAAACAAGGAGCAGGTAGCATGGATATAACTGTTAAAAAGACTATATTAGACGGGCTTACGGAGTTTATGGCAGAAGCGCCTCTTAACGGACTGACTTTAGCAGTTGTAGGAAAAGCACCTTTTTCACCCACTTACCCGCTATTGAAATTAAGCGAAGTAAGGAATGTTCCAACGCCAATGGGTTACGGAAGATTGCAGAGGGTTTCATCTTTAGGTTATGAAATCAATGCCTATATGGTAAATGACGAATTATACGATAAAGAGGAAACTGTAAGGACTATCATGTTTTACGCAGACCAGTACATGACGGAAGTCGCAGGATTGAGAAGGGTAAGCATGAACTATTTTGACGAAGAACCATACAGGGGGCAGGCTATGTACTCTTGTGTGTATTTCGAGAATAAGCAAATAATTTATTAAAGGAGCAGAAAAAATGAACGAATACACAGTTTACAATGATAATAGGGGGCAGACAGGTTATTCCGCTATGCTTCTTGTAAAAGAGCCAAGCGATACCCTGTATTCTATAATATGCCCGTTAGAATCAGTACCGAGCGTTTTCGGTTCACCCGAATCGTTTGATTACAACTTCCTTTCAGCACCTACAAAGGGAAAACTTGAAGGGAAAGAAGAACTTGAAACAAAAGATGTCGAAGTATTCTGGCATCGTGACAACGCATTGAGATTAGAAGCATTGCAGGGCAGGCTTCTTGACTTCCTTGTAGTCTATCAGGATTATGTAGGCAGGGCTTTCTCTGGAACATTGAGGGCAAGACCTAATGACGCAGGGGCAGAGATACTTAAAGGAACTATGACTATCACCCCATTGTCAGCAACAACCACATCATTGCTTGATTGCAGGGATTTGATTAAGCCGACAGTATATTTCGCTTCAATCGTGCCTGACAGCATTGCAGTAACCACCACTACAGCGAGCGAGATAAACATAACCACAGTGCCTTTCCTCGCTAGTATAAGCGCGACTGTAGACAATTCAGTGTTTACAGTAACACCTACACAACCCACAGGAACAACAGCAGGCAAGATAGCGATTGCAGTCTCATCGACTGCGGTATCGCCACAGTACGGAATCGTGACAGTAACAGTTTCATCCGCGAGTTATGCAGAGTGGAAAACCACAGTAGCAGTTAGTTTCTAAAAAATATGAAAAGGAGTTTACCTAATGAGTAACGGATTAAAGCCATACCTCATAGCAGACGGAAAGACCTATGAGATTACAAAGACAAGAAGCCTCATAAAGAAGTATGAGGAAATAATGGCAGAAATGAAGCCTTCTGATGAAAAGGCAGAGGACATTTCAAAGAATGTGCTGATATTCCAAAGGCTTACAGCACAAGTGCAGGAATTAGCGAAACGCCTCGAATCGGCAAAGGAAGAGTTCTACAATAACCCTACCGATGCTGATTTGAGGAACGCTTACAAGGTATTCAAGGAAGAATACAACGAAGCGTTTGACGAGATGGTCACATTCGAGAGCAAGAACAAGTCCGCTTCCGAATCCATGACTTTAGCGTTAAGGGTTTGGGAAAAGCTCTTGATTGAATCCTTAGTAGAACAGCATGGGCTTACGCAGAAAGAAGCCACAGAGATATGGGAGAACCATGTTGACGAGATAGGTGACGAACAGGCTTCCGAATGGCTATTCGCATTTTACAGCACATTGTTCGAGAAAGAGGAAAAGACAGACCCTTTTTTAGAGAAAGCGAGGGAAAAGCAGATGCAAAAAGCACAGCAGAAATCCTCGCTGAACAAGGTTATGAAACGCTGACGGATTTCTTCTTAGAAGAGGAACTGCCGAGAGCGATAGAGTACGGTATGCCATTAGACTTATTCTGGCATGGCGAGATGACACTTATAAGTGCGTATGAAAAAGCATATATCCGTAGGACATCGCTTTTGGCGTATCATACGGCTAATTATATGAAAATGGCTTTTGAACTTGCACAGGGCAATGTATGGTCAGGCAAAAAGGGTAAGTACCATGAGATGCCCGCATACAAAGATCCGATTGGGAAATCAGCCGTACTTACTAAAGAGAATTTGGAAATAAAGCACAGGAACTTGATGGCAGACAACATGGAATTTCTTATGAGAAAGGACAGGAAGATAAATGGCGAGATATTCAGCAGGAACTCTTGAATTTAAGATAATAGGAACATCAGACGCCTCTACGCAGTCATTGCAAAGAGTGGTAGACAAGCTTATTATG